TATCCGCTGAATTGTCTTCGCATAATTTAGATATTCTTAAGGCTGAAAAAATGGGGGGTTTTTATGCCCCCCATAAAAAATAGTTTTTTTAATTATTCTCTGTCTATAGAGATATTTGAACCTGCCAAGAAAGCAGATAAAGTAGTTGAAATATCCATTTCAGGAACAGAAATAGTCCCGTCAGATGTTAATGTAAGTGTGTAAAGCTGCGCATCACCAGGGACAGAACCCGAAGCGATTGTAGCTGAACTAATATACATTCCACCATCAGCACCCGCCAAGAAATACTTACCTGTCTTCAACTTAACGATGAAGTAAGATGCGGTATTCTTAACGATTTCCTGATAAAGATTAGTAGCCTCTTGGTTAAGACCTGGAATAGTAAAGATAAGTGAAGTATTGAATGTAAATCCTAAACTTTCAAGGTTGATAGATGTTTCTTCATTCAAAGCAGCGCTTGAATTACGGACAATATCAATCTTCTTGAACTCTAAACCTAAACCAGTAGCACCAGAAACCGCACTAACCTCACCATCAACATTATAAGTAATGCTTTCAAAGTCAGCAGTAGAACCTGTTGATGTTAATACCCAGATGCCTTCCACACCTGGCACATTATTCACACACGAACTTAATTGTAGTCCGTTTGTTATTACGCAGTTAGAACCTGTAGCCATAATTTTAATTTTTTAATTTAGTTTAGTTTATGTTTAGGAAGCAAATACTACTTCATCACAGAATGCGACAGCCGCACCCACTTTAGTTACTAGCTTCATTCTTAATTGTCCGAAGTCCTGACTTACCCAAGAAATAGGTGAAGACACATCAGACAATAAATCTGTTCCCATCATCAAATTATCGTTAGTTGAAAGAACTGCGTAAGAACCAGCAGAACCGATTTCAGTAGCGATGATTTTAGTTGATGTAAATGGAACTTGGATTTCATACACACCATCTTTCAAAGTAGCTGGGTCGTAATGGTATAGATTACTATTACGAAGAGCCAAAGCGTATGCTTGGAAATCAGAATGACTTACAGCCAAAGTAGTTGGAACTGATTTCAATTCATTTGGTAATGCTTGAATGTAAGCATCAACAACAGCTAAACCATTAGCGTCAGCAGTAATTGCCGAATAAGTGATGTTTTGTGTAGCAGCAGAACAAGTAGCAGATTGTAATTGCTCAATAATACCACTAAATCCATCAGCAGCAGATGTTCCACCCCAGAACTTTCTTGAAATGAATACATTAGCTTTTTTAGACAAGTCAGTCATAAACGCATCAGTCAATTCAGGTAAGTCAAGGTTGTAAGAACCTGGACGCATTCTAACTGAAAGAATAGTTTGGTTTAATTCAGCTTCACAATAAGATTTCTCAAATGTGTAAGGTGATACTTTTAATTCTACTTCACCCATAGTTTCAGTTCCACCCGTGAATGTAGAACAGCCATTACCTCTGTAGCCCAAACTATCTATTGAACCACTATCAAATGTAGGTATAAGCTCTGCGTATTTAATACCAGGAATTACACGATAAGTAGATGCTTCCGTAGTATCCATAACGATACGACTTAATAATAAATCTGCGTTTGCGTTCATATAGTCAGACATAGATGATACATCAGCCGCAAAGTTAAACGATTTTAAATTATTGTTTTTCATAATTTTTGTATTAGATATTTTTTTGTTTATTTTAATTATTTTTGTCTCATAGCTTTCAATACCTCATATCTACTATCGGTTGAAAACATATTTGAAACGACTTTATCCTCTTTTAGAGGTGAATGCGATGCTTCTGATTTGAACTTTTCATAGTCCTTTTTCAGTTTCATCATTTCTTCTTGAACTTCTTGGATTTGCTCTACAACAGGGGTTAAAGCATCAACGATAGATTGGACGATGTCTTCATCAACCACATCTTCAACTTCAGCAGGAACTTCAACTTCCACATCTTCCATTTTTTCTTCTGTAGCTTCTTCTTCAACAATATCGTCTTCACCTGAACGGATTTCTACTAATTTACCTTCTTCATCGGTCTTTAGCATTTTTTCACCATCAAGATATTTCCAATCGCCAGCACCAACAGGCGTATAAGTTCCGTCTTCATTAACAAGGTAAATAGTATCACCAACAACGAAATCACCTTCGCTTTGGTTAGATACAATATAACCACCTTCTAATTCTACTTCAGCGAACTTTACTTCTGTAGTTTCTTCTGCTTTTTCTGTTTGGAACTTTAATCCAACTAGTTCAGCAACTTTTTCTAATATTTCTTTAGAGTTTTTCATAGTTAAATTGTTTATTTTTATTTATGATAAATATATCAATCAAGTTTATTGTTCTTGTCTTCTTCAAAATAATCAGTCAAAAGCGTCTGTAATTCAAATAATAATAAAGAATTATCATATAAATCAGCTGCTTCTGAATGTGTAGCACAAGGCATATAACCCGTTTCGTGCTGATGTGTCCCCTTACAACCCAATCGCTTCGCCATTTCATCAGCTTCACTTTCAGTAGTATAAACAGGGGCACCTTCATATACACCAATCATAGACATATATTCTTTTCCCATACTAGTTGGAACACAATTCGGAACTTCTTTTCCGTCCTTAATCTTTGTGCCAATCGGTTCATAACCTTCCCAACAAGTATCCGCAGGGAAATCAAACTTTTCACGATAGTATGAATAACATACTGCCGCTCTTTGTTTTTCATCAGGGAACTCTGCGTTCATCTGACTATCACCCATACATCTTGAAATGAAGTCATCTTCACTTTCACCTGCTCTGGGTTTCACAAACTCTTCTTCCACGACCTTTGTAAAGTTGTGGGGAACTTCTTGGAACATTCCTTCAAGTGATATACCAGCTGTTTTTTGCGATAATACGAAACTATCAAATACTTCTTTGTTTTTGAAGTGTAGCGTAGTAATCCAAGTGCCAGGTTTCATTTCCCTTCCGAATATCTGATATGACTTGTCTTCCTTTGGATTTTCACCAACCAACCAATTTTCGTATGAATATACATCGTCAGCTTTGAATATCTTATCAGAATGTTCGTAGTTAATAATGTTCTTAACCTTACCACTTTCTTTCATTCGTGAAAACTTCTTCAACATCTTTTCAATAGTTTCACGGGACATAAAGACATAATAAGGGGAATTGGTTTCAGGGTCGTATCTGTAAATGTATGTATCAGGTTCAAATACAACAGCAGTAATATTACCTTTGTATTCGTCAGCTGAAAACTTAACAGACATTTCTGTTGCGTCGTTTAATTGTCTTTCCAACCACGCCATAGCTTCATCATAATTACTTCTTGATAAACCCCACGCTGCCATCATTAAATCACCACAACCATCTTCAAAATCCTTACTACTTTCCCAATCCTTCTTATGTCTTGAACCATAAGAATACATACGAGCCAAAATATCTAAACTTGGTTCGTAGTCAGATTTAGCTAAATCCGATGCTCTACGCTTTCCCACGGCAGTTCCACAGCTTCCCCAACCATTTTCTTCAGCATATTTAATAGCTCTTTCAGCTACTTCACGGATATATTCAGGAACTTTAACAAACTTTTCTTTTACCTTGAACTTGTCTATTACATTACCAGTTCCTTCCAAATAACTATCCATCACATTAGCACCAACCCACGCTTCATATTTACCCAATTTGATTTTAGACATATAACGAGCTTGTGGTTCATTCACCAAACAAGAAAACTTATCTTGATATAAGAATAGTCCCATATGAAATCCCATCGGTTTCAATCTGTCTTCACTTGAAAACATTATCGGAGCACCACCCGTATTCTGTGCGTATGCTTCGGCAATAAATGGTCGACTTGATCCCTGAACCACAGCATCGGCACTTCTTGTCCCTGATACAGCACTTCTTGGTATTCGTTTTAATAATTCTTCGTAAGTTTCGTTTGGTTTTTTGTAGAATACCAATTCACGCCATGCGTGTCTGTCGTTCTTACCCATTTTATAATTCCATATATCAACACCTAATCCTTGTCTTCTAAAGACATATTGGAAACTTTCTTCACCTAACCCTTCCAATCGGCTAGATAATTCATTTATATCTGTTCTTCTAAAAACCTTCTGTGCCAGTATTAACTTACGACACATCGTTCTTGATGTTTTAATCAACGGAGCACCTAAACCCGTATCCACAACATAAATGTATCTTGAAACACCCACCGATGTTTGTGGATTATCCCAACCAACATCTTCGCTATTTGGTGATGCTTTAATGGACGGAGCTGCGAACCCTTCTTCAGTTA